CATAATCGCTGTTCCATAATCACTCATACGGTAACCTTCAAAACCTGCTGGGAAAGAATCTATAGGTGCATCCACATTCATAACAGCCATAATGAATTTTGATTTTAAAACAAATTCACCATCAGCAGTACCAATTCTATTAGCTATATAATTGTTGTCTGAAGGATCCATAACACAATTAACAAACGATTCTAGAATCTGTGGGTTTGCATCAGTATCACCATATTGACGTACAATAATATCAAATTGTTTTGTATCTAAATCTATATTTCTAATTGAAATTTTGATTTCTTGGTTTGCTGCAGTACCATCAGATATTGAGATAAACTTAAACAATTTAAATACTTGATTTCCTCGTAATTCAGAAACAATCCAAGGAGTTTCAGGTGTTTGATAACCTTGTTTATAGTTATTAAGGTTTGTAATTGTAGTTAAAGTAGAATTTAATCCTAAGATATATTTGTTGTCGATTAAGTCTTGTAAAGTATATCTGTAGTTTTCTGCTGCATAAATTCTAGAGTTTCTGTCTTGACAATCAACCCCTAAAATACTTGTAATGTAATTTTGACTTGTTGCGTTTAAAGAAACTTGATAAGTTGATGTAGCTCCCGTTGTTGAGGCTGATAAAGTAAAACTTGCTAAAGGATTGTTAAAGTGTTTGATAAATCAGCAGTTACTGTTGTAGCTAAACGAGTTAATTGATTGTTTGTATAAGTACCTCTTGATCTTAAAACTGATAACACCATTCCATCATATTCAGTATAAGCACTAGCAGTATAAGTTGTTACAGTACCTGTGATAGTTCCAGAAGTACCAACCAAACTTGTTTGAGCTATTGTAGCAGAAACACCACTAAAAGAAATACCTGTTGTACGATCGAAAACAATACCTTCAGGATAAACTGCTGTATCATTTGGTACGTTTGCAGTTACTAATGTAGCACCGTTTGGAAATAAACCTTTATCGTAAAGATATTGTGCGTTAGAATTATTAAAGTTAGCGTATGTTGTTCCAGTAAAATCTGCTGTAAAAGTTGTTGTTGCTCCAGTTTGAATTGTGCTTGGCTTATAGTTAGCACGTGCTGTCACCGCCCAAGCAGTTCCTGCGTCATACCCATTTAAACCAAGAATTCTGGTTACATATAACTGATTAGATTGTGTTAGATAACTTTTAGCTATATAAGGTAATTCATACTTAGGTACGTCATTACTAAATTTTGCAGGATTCAAACCTCCAAATATAGTTAAGAATTCATCGTAATTTCTGATGAAAATAGGTTCGAATGCTGGGCCTTTTAAGGTCTCACCAACAACACCCAGAGTAGTAACACCAACTTGTTGTGCTACGAATGTTAAATCTTTTTCAGATGTAAAAATACCTGGGGATACTAAAATTTTTTCTGTTGCCATTTAATTTTTATTTTTTGTTATAGTTATTTCTTTTTAATATTTTTTTAAAAAAAAAGGAAAAAGTTTTTTTTAAAAAATAAAATAGTATGATTTATGGTATATTTATATGTGAAAAGTATCACACTTTTTAAAAAAAATAGATGAAAAGAGATAAAAATATTAAAATAACGCCAGTAACACATGACTTGTTAAAACGTTATTGTGAAGAAAACGGCCTTAAAATGTTTTCTTTTGTTGAAAAGTTAATTCGAGAAAAGTGCCAACCAAAGACACCTAAAAAAGATCTTTACGGTGAAGGTTAGATGACCATTTGTAACTTGGTTTTGAGTTTGATGAACAGTTTTGGATTGGCATAATTAAAATATTAAATTTTCTATAGCATTTTGTAATTCTTGCATTGTGTTATAAGGCGTGTCTCTTAAATAAACATATCTTATACACCCATCTAATTCGATATGACAACCTACACTATCTACTTGTTCAAAAAAATTACTTGTTACTTGTTCGTTATAAATATACATAATTATAATTGTTTTTTATTTAAGTGTAATATAAGCACAGGATGATGAATCTAATGCACTCGCATTTGTTATAGCCACAATAAAATAACCATCTACAGTCCAATTAATAGCAACATTGTTAATAGGTGCAGTTATTGCCCCATACGGATTGTTCGCATTAACCGTTGTTGGAAAAAACAAACTTCCATTTCCACTACCATTAGCTACTTCAATTGCAATATCTCTAATAGTAAATGATGATTGCACGGCTGTTGCGTGTGCACCGTTTGATGCCACTAAAATAGCATTAGTTAAAGTAATACCAGTATTCCAATATAAACGCGGTTGATGTGTATTTGCACCACCTGATTTTCTTGTCGCAAAAACAATTGTAACAACTTGTCCTGCTGTTCTTGAGTTAGCTGGTATCAATAAACTTTGTGATATTGTATTATTTGTAGTACCTGAAACTAAAGTTCTACCAGTAATTTTTGCAAATTGAGCAATAGGTTGTGTTGTACCACTTATGGTTGACACATCTCTATATTCAACGTCACCTGTTGAACTATTTCTGACTAAAATTTGTGTTGCAGAATTATTATTTGTTGGTGTTGAATTTATGTTTAAATCGGAAACATAAACCATGTTTGATGTTGTACCAGTAATGTTTTGACCACCTAAAATAACTGTGTTAACCCCAGTTGCTATTGAATTTATTGAGTGGACAAAAGAAAGAACTCCTTGTGCGGTCGAACCCGAGCCTGATGCAAATGAATAATCACCAACGGTTATTGTAAAAGCTCCTTGGGAGTGAGAATAATCTCCGGCTGTTTGTGTGTAATAACCTTCTGCATGTGAATATTCACCATTAGTTGCGGTACCACCACCTTCCGCATGTGAATACTGACCAATAGCTTGTGAACCAGAACCCTCCGCATGTGAATAATTACCTAAAGCACTTACACCACTGCCAAAGGCAAAACTGGTTGTACCTGTTGCACTTGAGCCAATACTTTGAATAGAATCATGAACTGTTATTGGTGAACACCCGTGTAAGTTACCGATATAGGCCTCCGTAACACAATTACCGCTCACACCTACTGAAGACGCATAAACTGTTGTTGCGGATAAAATATGACTTGTTGTAGTTCCTGTAATATTTAAATTACCGTTTATTAAATAATTACCAGTTAAAGTTTTAGAGTTCACCCAAACAGGTGAACCATTATAACTACCTTTAACTAATAAATCACCAACAGTAGACCCGCTTATTCTTACATCGTGTAATTCATCTATTTCCCAGCCATTTGAAATGTTCACAAAAACAGAACCAACATTATTATCAACTCTAACAACATAACCAAGTAAAACCGTGTGATCAGGTGCAATTGGTTTTATTGATGTGAATGTTCCTGCAGAAATAGGTGACAACCAAATAGGGGTTCCACCTGAATATCCAGTTGTATTTAAATTACTAATAATACCAAAAGTGGTGACATAACCTTCTGCACCAGGTGCTATAGCCAAGTCAACCATACCAAGAGTTGTAACAGAATAACCATCATTAACAGCGGACGCACGTTTAACTGTAGATCTATTACCTTGTGAACCTGAAACATAAACTATTTCACCTTTTTGAAGTGTTGTGGCTTCAGCATTATAAACCCTTACAATTTCTTCTTGGCCTACTTGTAAATCAATAAGACCTGTATTACCATCACCAACAGCAACGTTTAAAGTTCCTGTTCCCGAGTCCCAATGAATTCTTCCTTGATGTTGTGTAACTGTTGCTCCCGTATTAAAATCGATATAATCAACATTTAAAGAAGTTGTAGAACCTGTAGTAGCCGGAGCCCAATAAGCGTTACCGTTAGAGTCTAATGCCGTTAAAACATAACCTGCTGTTGCACCTGATGTTACCTGTAATGTTGTTGTTTTTGTTTTACCATTAACTTCTAATTTTTCAGAAGGTGTTGACACACCGACACCAAAATTATAAGACGGGTTAGTGTAAATGTAATAAGGGTTGTTAGTGTCTATAGCAAAAATTGGTGATGATAACCCGCTCTTACCTATCCCAAATACATTTGAACTAGAATACATTTGCCAATATCCTACACCGTCTTGTATTAAGTAACCAGTATTTGGGACCAAAACCGTACCACCAACAGACAACTTTTCCCCAAATTGTTGTGCCGTGTTTGAATAAATTGTTACAAAGCCATCATTTCTAACAACTAAGTTATTTGTACCGCCACTATCTTGAACTTTTAAACCGTAATTTGAGGAAGAAGAATCTGAACCTAAAATATGTAATTTAGCAGAAGGAATCGCAGTCCCAATACCAACATTAACTCCACCATTTTCACCAATATAAACATCACCAGTATTAATAGGTTGAATATGTAATGGAGAACAAGAATTAACATTACTAACAAATAAATTTGTGATACAATCACCAGAAGTGTTTCCAGTGATTGAAAGTTTATCCCAACCAATTTCCCTAACTTCTGTAGCACCTGAAAGTCCACCAGTGTAAAGTGTATATAATTTAGCGTCAGCAGTATTTAAAGCTAATTCTCCTAATGTTAAGCCACTTAATGCCGGAATTTTACCAACAACGTTGGAGCGCTTTAAAATAAACGTATTGTTACGAGTTGCCATATCTATGACTAAATTAGACCCCTATATAGGAAAAGTTATTAGGTTATATAACCTATAAATAAATATATGGATTAAAAGGAAATGTTATTTATATTTCCATATAAACCCACGATATGTTTTAGATTTCCCATTACATACAGACCAAACATTACCGACAAAAAAACCGTAATTTATGACATCACTAATAAAATCATATTCTTTAATTAAAATGCCTTCTTTAGTTAATTGTTGAATTGGTCTTCTATTTTTTTGTGTCTTACCAAACATCGGATTATTTTTACCAACTTGTTTATAACCCTTACCAAACATCGGATTATTTTCACCAATATTAGCTTGACGAATTTTTTCTTTAACCTCTTCAGGATGTTTTCTACCTTTTTGTGATTTTGACATTTTTTCCTTAACTAATTTAGATTTTTCAATGCCAATTCTTTCTTCTAAAGTTTTACCTTTTTTCTTTTTAGATAAATTTTCTTTTTGTTCATCAGTCCAATTATTACCATAATTGGGGTTATTTTCACCTAACATTATTTTACTAACTTTAGTTCTTGTGTATTCTGAATAATCTTTGGTTAAAGGGTCTTTCATATTATAAGTTTTTTTATTATTTAACCCACCGTAGAAATCAATCCAATATTTTTCCCTCTCGTCTAAAAAATTGTCAGAGTCTATTTCTTCTAAAACCTCAAAAATAAAATTTTCTTTACCATGTTTATTAAAAGATTTTTGTAAAATCTCATTATGGTGTTCATTCCTTCCTAATCTATAAAAATGATTGTGTTCACGATTGTTTAAATCTTTACTTTGACCTATGTAAAATTTTTGATTTTTTAAGTTTGTGATTTTGTAAATACCTTTCATAATCTTTTTTATAATAAATATCTACAAACTATAAAAAGTAGAAAGTTCCACGGTCTACCAAGTGCCTCCATCTAAAATATCATCTTCCGCAATTAATCTTTTACCGTCAGGTGCACTTGAATTATTATTAGTATTTCTAACAATAATATCGTTTAGCTGGGTGTAAAAACCTCGATTAGCATTACCAAATGCGGAAGTATACTCAGTGAATGAATTTAAATTAGAGTCTAAATATAATTGACCTATTAATAATTCAGTATTTGTACCCATAGTACCAGAACCGTCTTGAATTACTATACCTGAACCGATTGAAGTTGAAGTACTGCTACCACTTGGGTTGTAATTTAATGTTATCGTAGGGTCTTCTATGTAGAGTTCATTTGTTGCTATTGTAGTCCCAGAACCGTAAACATAAAAATTACCGTGAACCAATAAATCACCAATACCTGGGTTTGAAGGTGAACCACCACTACCGATAACTAAACCACCTTGACCTATTGTCGCAGTTGTACCTGAAGGATTGTTAACAATTAAATTACCTGTTGTAGTTGTACCTGTTACAGTTACATCACCATTGACAGTGATAGAAGCTAAAGTACTAATGTCTACAGTCTTATCAACCTGACCTTCATTTTGTGATAAAGTTATAATGTTGGCGTTATTATAGGTAAAACCTGTAACATATGTATCAGTACCAGTACCAGTACCCTGTATAGAAGATATATTTGCTAAAACAAATCCGTTTGTTGTACCTGAAAGAAATAAACCTGATAAGTTACTTAAACCGTTATAATGAGTAATTTGATTTCTAATCTTCAAGTCATAAAGATTAGAGCCGACCTCAAAATAAGCTGGATTATTATTACTTGGGACCCAAGTAGGCGAACCAGCCGTACCACCTGAAAAATACATAATACCATCCCCTAAATTAACTAAAGGTTCACCATAATAAGCACTTGACGGTAAAGCTTGTGAAGGGAATAATGTATTCTTTAATATATGTATCGCGTTTCTAGTTGCCATTTAAATTTTTATATAAATATCCTTTTATTAATAAGAGCCCCCATTAATTACATCATTTTGTAAAATAGAACTGTTTGCATTTAAAATCCTTAATTCACCCATAGAATCATACCCTAACGTAACTTCAGGTGTAACAACTCTAACAGTTGACGCCCAAATAGAACTCATACCGTTTACGGTATTAACTTCTCTATACCTCCTAATAGGTGTCCCAACATCAAAAGTATTGTCTACTGTAGGGACTAAATTGGCACCAACATTAATTGTGTTGTCAGTACAGGCTGATATGGTATTAAAAAATGCTGTAGAACCACTACTACAATTATACAAATCATCCTCAATAGTTAAAGAACCTGTTACTATGGTATTAGCTGTAAGGTTTTGAACTACGGTAGCTACAGGTTCTACTACATAAATTTTGGTAATGTCTCCACCACCACAAAAGCTAGACATGTTTATCATAGTGGTACGGTTCCTCTTAATATTATCTCGGACATTTGTCCAGAGTCAGCTCTAACAATAGCTATCCCAACTACGTCATCAAAAGTTAAATAAAAAGGTAACGTTACAGGTATATTGTTAACATAAATTGTTATACTTGATATATTGGTTGTTTCTATTGAGGTAAAGTTAGCTAGTGAATCAGCCAAAAATGTTACTGTTGTTGGTGAGCCAGCTAAAAACTGTATAACTAAATTTATAGTTTTATCGTTTTGACTTTCGTCTTTAATAAATTTAGTAACAACCTTTGGCCTTTTAGATTCAACTTCATAAGAAAGAATTGCTCTTTCTAAACCTGGCCTAATTTCAAACTTATCTTCCTCTAAAGTATAAGCCATCATTCTTAATTCGTAAGTTTGGACATAATATCTTTTACCCTCCAAATCATCAACAGTAGATTCATCACCAATGCTTTCCAACATAATAGGGAAATAATGTCCTTTAATATTAACATATGATTGAGCTGAAGCGAATGTTGTCAAAACTTTTTGATTTAAAACATTTAACTCATTCATTCTATATGTAAAAAATCTTAAAGTATAAGTTAAATCAACCCCGACAGGTTGAGGTATTAAATAAACGTCTGCTCCTTTTTTATTACCGTCCCATTTTGGTATTATTGAAACCGGTATTCTATAATCTTTTAATGGTATATTAAAATCAGAAGGATTTGTACCTGGTTGTACATCAGGTTTTCTGACAACAGATATAAAAGGTATTTTAATATTTTTATATTTATCAGAATTTTGCCAAGTTCTTGTAAATTCTGACCATCTTTGAGCCGTTAAAAATGATACAGGAACTAAGTCACCCTCTATTACAACATTTAAATCTTTTTTAACCCAGTCAACAAAACCACTATCTAAATCAGCAAAATCAATACCACGAGGTAAATTACCGGGATTTAACTCATGATATCCAGGGCCCTCACCTGTTAATGGATCTATAACAGGTTTGGGTGTTAATAGATTTATATCTTTTTTTATTTTTTTAGGTAAAGCCATTTATATTAATAAATATCATTAAAGATTTATTATATTGTTTAATAATTAGGTAAAAACTCATTGGCATCAGCTGTTACACAGGTTATACTTCTATAGTAACCCTTATAACCCAATCTTGTATGTGCATTATCTGAAAATATTTTACCGTCATTTGTAACTGTAAAATATTTTATATTATCCTCCCTATCAGCATAACCAATATAGTCACCGTAAGATATGTCACAATTTAACTCTTCTAATTGATCTTGAAATACATGAAAGGTTAACTGACCGTAATCTAATATTCGATTCATACCACCAGAATAAGATTTATTTTCAGCCACATCTAAAGCTAATTTAACTCTTAATTCTTTAGGTGCTTTAAACCTAATTTCATTTGATTTTGCCTCACCGTATACGTCATCAACTTGGGTTTCTTTCCTATCAACCTGAAAAAGAACGATTACAAAATTTAAATCACCCTCTACATATTCACGAGCCATTTCTTTTTCAATACCAAAATCTATCTCATCGTAAAATTTACCGAGACGGTTTATAGGAAATTTTCTTTTAGCCATAGCATAGTTTTATTTTAATAAATATTTCATAGATTCCTATTTTATTTATTTTATTAATTAAGTGTTTATATTTATTTCACCATGGTGGATTTAACCAAACTAAAGAATAGAAATACTTTAGATAAAGTCCGTTCCTACACAGGGACTAATGAACATATTCTAAAAATAAAAAACAAATTAGAACGTGAAGGCTTTTTTGTGCTTACACCTAATCAAGTTCAATACATTACAGATAATTTTGATAGAGAACCAACTACTATTAATAAAGTGGTTGACATAACTCCTTATTTAGGTGAACAGTTAAAAGAAAAGTATGAATTAAAAAATATTCCTGAACGTGTTTTTGTCGAAGTGTTATTAGCTGATAGTGAAAAATCTTACCATGTAAAAGGTAAACTTTATAAAAACCAAAAAGAATCTATTTTATTTCATATTCCTAAAACACAGATATTAACTGACATGTTTTATGAACCGTATGAAGATTTAGAGGTTAATTTTGATTCGGTTAATAAAATCAACAAAAAGAAAAGAAGTTTGTTCCCACATCAGGAAAATGCGGTAAAATTTTTGTTAAAGAAAGACAAGTCAATTTTATCGGATGATATGGGTCTTGGTAAAACTAAATCAGCTATTGCAGCCGCTTTATTATCAGGAGCAGAAAAAATATTAGTTATTTGTCCCGCAAATGCTAAGATTAATTGGTTTCGTGAAATTACCGAGTATATTGATGAGGAATACGTGACAATTGTAAAATCAGGTTTTTGGCAACCTAAGTTTTTTACTATTATTAATTATGATATTTTAAATCGTTTTCACGAAATAGAAGACAAAAGAAAAAAGACCGAACCTAAAAGTTACATCAATGAAGAAAAATTCGATTTATTAATTGTTGATGAGGCACACATGATTAAAAACAAAGGTTCTATTCGTGGTAAAGTAGTTTCCCAAATTTCAGAAAACATTGAAAAAATTTGGTTACTGACAGGTACCCCAATTGCTAATAGACCAATGGATTATTACAACTTATTAAAGGTATGTAAAATTCCTGTAGCAGACAACTTCCAACATTTTGCTTATAGATATTGTGCAGCAAAATCTTTTAACAAAAAACTAAAATCGGGTAAGGTTAAAAGAATTTGGTTAACTGACGGTGCCTCCAATTTAGAAGAGTTACATCAAAAAACTAAAAACTATATACTTCGTCGAAAAAAAGAAGACCATTTAGATTTACCACCAAAAATTATTTCACCTTTTTATTTGGATTTAGAAAATCGTAAAGGTTATAAAGAGGCTTTTGATGATTACTTATTTTGGTTGGAAGTTGAAGGTAAAAAATTAGGTGCTGGTAGACAAATGGTTGAAATGGGTGTTCTTAGAAAATTTATTTCTAAAGAAAAAGTACCAATGACTGTAGATATGGTTCATAATTTTTTAGAACAATCTGATGATAAAAAAATTATTGTTTTTACGGTTTTTACTGAATCATTAAAAGAACTTAAAAAAGAATTTGGTGAATTAGCGGTTTGTCATAACGGTGAAATGTCAGATAAAGAAAAACAAAAATCAATTGACGAATTTCAAAATAACCCGAAGATTAGAGTTTTTATTGGTAACATTATTTCAGCCGGTTCTGCAATTACTTTAACAGCCTCTGATACGACCATATTTCATGATTTAGATTTTGTTCCTGCAAATCACCAACAAAGTGAAGATAGAAATTACAGGATTGGCCAAGACAAAACTGTTAACATATATTACCCAATTTTTAACGATACAATAGAAGAACGTATCTACGAAACCCTACAAAAGAAAAAAGAAATTATATCAACAGTTATGGGTGAAAAACTTGAATCCGTTGATATAATGGAAGATTTAGTAAGTTCTTTACTAAAAAAATAAATCCCTGTAATTATTATCTCTATTGTTGATATTTATGAAATAAAGCAACAATGGCACTGGTAATAGAAGAAGCAGAAAAACAAAAACTATTCCGTCAGGTTAGACACAGATTAGGTGCACCTTTAAGAAAGGTAGAATTATCTGACGAACAAATGTGCACTTTATTGGAGATTGCAATAGAAGACCATTCTTCTTATATTAATGAGTGGTTAATTGAAGCACAATGGTCATCATTAGATGGTATTAATTTAGACACTACAGATTTAGCTAAAGCGTTAACAACAAGAGCACAAGGATATGAAGATTCTTTTACTTATGCATATTCAAAAATTGTTGGTTTACAGGCTAGAGGTCCGTGGGAACTTAAACAAGATTATGTTACTTTAGAAAATGGTAGACAAGTATATTCAATACCAGCTGGACGTGAAATAAGTGAAGTATTATACTTCCAACCACCTACAGTAGATTACGCACTATACTCAAATTACGGGTTTGGAGATTATGGTTTCGGTGGTGGTATATCACAACTACCTTATGGAGCTGCAGGTGGAGGGTTTGGTTATGGTGGTTTTTATTTGGCTCCGGCTTTTGATATTGTATTAAGAAATGCTGATTATAATTTAAAACAAAGATTAGTTAGTTCTGAATTAACCTATTGGTTAACTGCAGGACCTAACGGTACAAGATTATTACACTTATCCCCACCCCCAGGTAGTAGACTTTCTTTTGGTCGCGGTGGTTTTGCAGGAGGCCAACAAATTAATGTTGGTGGTGCAAGAGTTTGGTATTGGTACTATGAAACAACTTCTGATGAAGATAGACAAAGATGTTTAAACGCTAATAAAGATATTGTAAAATTACCTTCTGACGTTCCAATTGACGTTGTTGATTTTACTGAATTAAATACCCCATCAAAACAATGGGTTAGAGATTGGTTTACTGCTTTATGTAAAGAAACCCTTGGTCGTGTTCGTGGTAAATTTGGGGGTGCTCTTGGTGTTACAGATGCTGAAGTAACCATGGATTATGAATCACTTTTAAGTGAATCAAGAGATGATAGGACACAACTTTTAGAAAGATTAAATACTAGATTGGAAAGATTACGTCCTGACAATATGTTAACACGTAAAGCGACTGAAGCAGAACAATTAAATAAAACATTACAATATAGACCGTTAGGAATTACAGTTATATAATATGCCATTTTATACAAGACCCAATTTTGAAGATAGACAATTAGTCCAATATAGTGGGACTTCAATAACATTATCTGGGAATACAAACATAAATTCAACAGGTAATCTTAGAATTTATAAAAACGCCTTCCCAGGTTTGGTTGCCACATCTATTGATGCGGATGGAACTGTTGGTTGGGGTCCGATTAGTGGTATTAGTTGGTCTATTTCGGCTTGTACTTCCCCTTTATATGTTAATAATTTAGTTTCATGTCCGTTATCAGCTGGTACAATCCAAGTCGATGCGGGAGCTTTAACTTTAAACAGTGAATTACAGTTTTTAATTAGTTTATCGGCTGGTACTAACAACGATAATATTTTAGTTATTGATAATAATGGGTATGTTAAATCAGTACCTTATGTCAACGGTGGTAACATGTGGTATGTACCTTTTGGTTACACGTTGGTAGTTCCAAACAATTACCAAAGTTTTGTTTACGGTGATTTATATGTTTTAGGTACTATTGATTTACAAACAAACGCTCAATTAGTTGTATTAAACGGTAATATAATTTTAAGTGGTGGTTCTATTGTAGGTTCAGGAACAACACAGTTGGTTACGTTAGGTGGAAGTTGTTGTTTTACAGGTGGTACAGGTTCTTGTATTACTGATTTATACGTCACAAATATTCACGGATGTTCACCAATTAACATTCAACCAACATCACCAGATGACGTTTATATGGTTATGGGTGGTGGTCATGTTGGTATTGGTACTAACACCCCTTCATACAAATTAGATGTTAATGGTGGTGGTAGATTTAGTGGAGATAGTTTAACCGTATCTCCATTAAGACTTGATGGCACAAATTCTTTTGGCTCATCTATTGGTTTATTCCAAACGGATGTGTCAATTAATAGAAATTCTTTCGCATTTGTTGGAACCACTTCGACCGCTATGGGTTGGGGTGTTAATTTTAATTTGGGTTCACCCGAAAAAGTATACATTTCCAATATAGCAGGAAATGATATATTTCATTTTATGGAAAATGGTAATATGGGTATTGGTGTTTCACCTTCTTATAAAGTACACATTTCAGGTCAAACTTCAAATACTGAAATTAGATATAGCGATAGTAGTCCTGTACCTTATTTTGATTTTACAAGTAATGACGGTGATAAATTAAGTTTTCTACAAGTTTCAGATACAAATTCTACCTCATCTTTTGGTTTAGCTTTTAGAGGTTATAATGAAACTTTGTACCCCACATACGGTAAACCAGGTGACGCATCTTTATACGCAAGTGTTAACGTAAACGGATTAAACATTGTAAATAACAATGGTAGTGGTAAAGAAGATTATATTAGATTTTACGCAGGTGGTAATCCTGGTAATAAAATTTCAGATATTCATATACAAGGTAGTGGTACTACAACAGGATACGTTGGTATAGGTGAAGAAGATCCTTTAACAAGATTACATGTTTCTGGTAACACGATATTAGGTAGTCAAGCTGTTTTTATAAGTGACGTAAGACCAACGCAATCACAAATTGACACTTTTTTAGATAACGGTAATAAAGGTCTTAGATTACAATATAGTCACACAGGTGACACTGTAATAAGTTCTATTAATGTAAACAACTCTGGTAGAACCGGTGTGGTATTAGGTAGAGCCACCTCTAGTAAAAATTTTACAATCACAAATAACGGGGATGATTATATAAGAATTGCTTTATCACCTGTTAATGGATTTGATTTTTATAAAAATAAAGTAGTATTCCAAGCAGCAACTAACTTAAACGGTATTGTTTTTAATTTAGACGCTTCTGGTAATGATGGAAGACTTTGGTTTGAACAAAACGCAAACTCACCAATGGTCATTATGGGTGGTGGTTCACCAGATGACTTAAGATTAGGTATTGCTTTAAATCCTGATGGTACTGAAATGCCAACAGCTAATTTACAAATTGGTGGTACAGGTACAACGGGGACGGTCCAAGTAAATCAAGATGTTTTAAATGTTAATACTTATAATACTTATGGTAAAATTAGACCTAATTATTATACAATTATAGATTCGGGTACAACAGCCTCTTCACCAGGGGTTTACCAAATTACTATAAATGCAGGTTGGGTGATAGAACAAATTCAAATTTATACAAAAGTACCAGATTCGGTATTGATTGCAGGATCTTTAGTTGACGTTTCTACTTTAAGTGGTAACATTTGGTTTCCTGGTGTTGGTAGACCTTTTGGGTTAAACTCAAACAATATAGTTAATATGTTAGGTATTTATAGTGGAAGTTATATAGAACCAGCTTATTTTCCATCTGGTGATACATTACTTATAAGTTTTGTAGATCCGTTTGGTACAGCAACTAATGTTACAGACGGTACTTATGGTATTCTTATAACATATTGGGATGGTTCTGAAGTATTATAATGATGGATATTAGAAATAATTATTATTTTAAAAGTTTTGAGGGTATAAACTTAGTTTATAACGAGTATTGGGATTTTAACCTGATAGCGGATAGATTAGGTGATTATATTCCTTATGCAACAAACTGTAAAGGTGCTTGTAATTATGACATTGTAACTGATGGTTTAGTAGCTTGGTTTGACATCAATCAAAACGAAACAACAATAAATGGATCTTCTTTAACTTCATTAATACAATGGTCAGGAACGACCATAATTCCTTTAACAGGTTTTAATTTAAATGATTGGGGTTTAACGGGTGTTGATAATGGTCGTACCGATTGTTTATCAGGTAAAACATTAGTTATTACTTCTGCTGATACAAAATTAGTTTTATACCCTGTCACAGGTTTTACAATAACATATAATTTTTCAGGTTGTACTTCAGGTTCATCTTCAGGTTGTACTTCAGGTTGTACCGTAGGACCTGGTTTATATGTTTATCCTTGGACTTTTCATTCAGGTACAACAACTGTTGATGGTTGTCCTGTTGGAAATACTATCTGCTTGGACGGTGGTTTTTACCAAGGATTTTTTAAATTAGATACCGATAGACCAGCACCAATATCAGAACCATATGTTAATTGTGGAAAAACAGGTTATACTTTAACTTATACTTCTGGTGATACAAAATGGCAAGTAATGCCAACGGATTTCAAAAGTGGTTGGTCAATGGAAACTTGGATTAAATGGGATAAT